GCAGCCGAAGTGATGACCCCAATTAAAGACCTACTAGACTCATTGCGTAAGCGCGAGGAAGCGGCGTGGGGCATGGCGAGTATGTTCCTGGAGAACCGTGACGCGCATGGGGTGATGGACGCTGGCTCTGAGTTGGAGTCACTAAGACGAGCTATCAGCGAGATTGAAAAACTTAATAGGGGAGAATCGAAGTGATACCGGTTGAAGAGCAAATTGAGTTTCTGAGGTGCGAGCTTGAGCATCTGGAGCGGTGCATACGGAACAAGAGGCAGTTCATTGCGATGTTGGTTCCTGGTATGCCGGATCACGTTGGCAAAAAGCCTGATGAGATTAGGGCGATGATTGATGATTTGATGGGTCAGTAATCATGTCTGAGAAGCTGAAAGAGTTTCTGGACAACATTGACCGCGCAAAGTTCCGCTCCGCTTGGGACACCCAGGATTGGACGTATCACTTTGATGAGCGGGCTGCGATCTGTGAGCATGACGGTGGTTTGGTATCCACGACGGCGGAGGAAGTTGCGTACTGGTCATGCGTTGACGAGTGGCGGCGGCAGAAGAGCTTGTCGTAATGATTTTATCTGACCTTATTGAGTCTCACGCTTCCGCGCGGCACGATAGTCATACAAGCCATGCATCTTCACGGCCTTTGAGCGAGGGCTATGAATCTGTTGGTATGGTTGGCGAAGCTGCGTTTGCTTTGCGCTTTGGACTTAAGATGGACTTAGCTTTACGTTCCAAGGGCGACGGTGGGACGGATTTTATACTACCATTAGGATTCAAAGTTGACGTTAAGACGGCGCGAAAACCGTACAATTTGATTGTTGAACAAGGCAAAGTTGATGCTGATATTTTTATATTAGCAAAATATGTTGATGATACAAAGGAAGTCTCTTTCTTAGGCTGGGCTTGGAAGTCTGAAATTTTGTCAGCGCCTATAAAAGATTTTGGACATGGCATTCTAAATCATTTTATTGCCGCGGATCGGTTACGGCCAATTGCTTCTTTAGAGAGCAGAGTTCTTAAGTTTGGATTGTAAATGGGCAAGACCATCCTGATTGACGGCAAGCAGATTGACGCGGAGCAAGCTTTAGCTTCGCTTGATCGGGCCGACTGTGAGGACAGCCTGTACACGTTTTTGCAGTATGCATGGCGGTACATTGATTCCAGCACGTTTGTTCCTGGCTGGCCGATTGAGGCGGTTGCGGAGCATCTTCAGGCTGTGGCTGACGGCGACATACGGCGGTTGATCATTAACATTCCGCCGAGGTGTTCCAAGTCTACGATTACCAGTGTGGCGTTTCCGGCGTGGGTTTGGGCGCAGCGGTACAGCAACCCGACGTCTGGTCCTGGGGTACAGTTTCTGCATGCGTCGTATGCCCAGCAGTTGTCGTTGCGTGACAGCGTCAAGTGTCGGCGGCTGATTGAAAGTCCTTGGTATCAGAAGCTTTGGGGTGATCGGTTTAAGCTGGTTGGCGATCAAAATACGAAAACCCGGTTTGACAACAACCAAAAGGGTTCTCGGCTGAGTACGTCGGTTGGGTCGGCGCTGACGGGTGAGGGCGGATCGATCATTGTGGTTGACGATCCCAATGCCGCCCAGGAGGCTTTTAGCGAGGCTACCATTCAAAGCACGATTGACTGGTGGGACAATGCCTTGAGTACCCGGCTTAACGACCCCAAGACCGGCGCGTTCGTTGTAATTCAGCAGCGGCTGTCTGAGGAGGATTTGACCGGGCACATCCTGTCCAAGGACGTGGGCGACTGGACGCATTTGTGTCTGCCGATGCGGTATGAGGCGGATCGGTCATTTTCGACGGGTATTGGCTGGAAGGACCCTAGAACGTCTGAGGGTGAGCTTCTTTGGCCGAATCGGTTTGGGGAGCCGGAAGTCAAGATTTTGGAGCGGCAGTTGGGGCCGTATGCGTCGGCGGGTCAATTGCAGCAGCGTCCTGAGCCGAAGGGCGGCTGTATTATCAAGCGGGACTGGTGGAAGCTGTGGCAGGACACGGTTTATCCGCCGATGGATTATGTTATGGCGAGTTTGGACACGGCGTACACGACCAAAACAGAGAATGATTTCAGTGCCTTAAGTGTTTGGGGCGTATTTTCCGGCGACGTCGTTGCACAGGCCCAGAAGACTGAGGGTGGCACGATCACGCGATCTTACAACGACAAGCAGTCGCCCAAGGCGATGTTGATGTATGCGTGGCAAGAGCGGCTGGAATTACATGAGTTAATTCAGAAGGTTGCGGAAAGCTGCAAGCTGATGAAGGTTGACAAGCTGCTGATTGAGAATAAGGCTGCGGGTCATTCTGTGGCGCAGGAAATCCGCCGTTTGTATAACAACGAGAAGTTTGCCGTGCAGCTTTACGATCCCAAGAGCGTTGATAAGCTGTCGCGGCTGTATTCGGTTCAGCATTTGTTTGCGGAGGGCATGGTTTATGCGCCCGACAAGTCCTGGGCGGATACTTTGATCACGCAGGTTGGCACCTTTCCCAAGGGCAAGCACGACGATTTGGTTGATACGGTATCGATGTCTTTAAGGCATTTACGGGATTTGGGAATGTTGACGCGCGGTGCGGAGTTTCGGGCGGAGATTGAGAACAGCATGCAATTTACGGGCAAGCCTCAAGCTCCATTGTATCCCGGTTGACCCATGTCCCTGCCGGTCAATGTGCTAGCGCGGCGCGTTTTGGACTTGGTAGATTCTCCCATAGCGGGTTACCGAATTGCGGTTTGGGCTGACAGGCCTAACAATCGCACGGCCTTCTATACGGTTGTGGCCGAAAGTGATACCTTAGCCGCCAAAGAAGCCTTAAACAGGTTTATTGACGAATTTGATCTTCGTAAGGAATAACCAATGCCTTTGGTCCCTGGACTAAGCCCCAACATTCGTGAGCTTCCGCCGGTTGCGCCTCCGATGCCTGAGGGTGATGTGACGATTGAGGTTGCGGAGGATGGGGCTGATGAGAACGGCAAGAAGAAACATTACGACGACGAGGGTAATCTGCTGAAGATTGAGCATGAAGATGGCTCGATCACGGTCAGCATTGATGGCAATCCTTTAGAAAAGGCTAAAGCTGGCCCTTCGGGCTGGTTTGATAACCTTGTTGATAAGATCGACGACATGGAACTGAACCGCATCAGCGATGATTTGATGCGCGGCATCAGTGATGACATGGACAGCCGCAAGGATTGGATTGAGGACCGTGCGAACGGTTTGAAGCTGCTGGGTCTGAAGGTTGAAATTCCTGGTTTGGGTGGTTCTGCGGAAGGTGCGCCGGTTGAGGGTATGAGCCGGGTGCGGCATCCGCTGTTGCTTGAGGCTGTATTGCGGTTTCAGGCTAATGCGCGCGGTGAAATGCTGCCGACAGATGGCCCGGTTAAGGTCAGAAACGACAACATCAACACAAGTTTTGGCGAAGACCGTTTGGCGAACGCGCTTGAGCGCGATTTGAATCATTATTTGACCAGCACTGCGACGGAATACTATCCCGACACGGATCGCATGTTTTTGATGCTGGGCTTTGGCGGCACGGCGTTTAAGAAGGTCTATTATTGCCCGCTTAGAAACCGTCCGGTATCGGAAACGGTTGATGCGAACGACCTGATCGTCAACAGCAGCGCCACGGATTTGCAAAATGCGAAGCGGGTTACGCATCGCACGTTTATGAAGCCGTCTACGGTCAAGCGTTTGCAGATTTTGGAGGTGTATCGTGACGTTGAACTCAGCACGGCCAGCGCGCCCAGTCTTGACAGTCTCCAGCGCGAGAAAAAGTCTCAAGAAGGGATTACCACCGAGAGCTTCAACCCAGAAGACCGCGACAGGGAAATCTACGAAACCTGTTGTGAACTCGACATCAGAGGATTTGAGCATAAATACAAAGGCAAGGAGTCCGGTTTGGACATTCCTTATCGGGTTACTATCGATGTTACGTCTAAGAAAATCCTAAGCATCGTTCGTAACTACGACGAAGACGACGCGGAGCTTCCTGAATCGCGCCGCATGTTCGTTAAGTACACTTACATACCGGGTTTTGGCTTTTACGACATTGGTTTGCTGCACATTCTGGGCAATACGACCAACGCGATCACGGCGGCATGGCGTGAATTGCTGGATGCGGGCATGTATTCTAACTTCCCCGGCTTTTTGATGGCCGATACGGGTGCCCGCCAGAACACAAACATCTTCCGTGTGCCTCCTGGCGGCGGTGCGCTGGTTAAGACCGGTGGTTTGCCGATCAATCAAGCGATTATGCCGCTGCCGTATCAGCCGCCGAGTGGTGCGTTGATGCAGTTGGTGGA